AAATTACCCGCATTTATGTTGGGGTTAGACCCCGACCGCAAAATATGTATCGGTTCGTATGCGGCGACAATCGCACGGGATTTTAACCGGGACGTTCAACGAATAATCGACACGCCCCGGTATCGCGAATTATTCCCCGGCACATACTTAAACGGGTCGAACGTCGTAACGATGTCGAATACCTATTTGCGCAATTCCGATGTTATCGAAATGGTCGGGCGTAAGGGGTCGTTGCGTGTCGTCGGTCGTGGCGGTTCGCTGACGTCTAAAACCGTGGACGTTTCGATATTGGACGACGTGTATAAGGATTACGCCGAGGGTAACAGCCCGATAGTACGGGCGGCGGCGTGGAAATGGTACACGACCGTTGTACGCACCCGTTTACACAACGATAGTCAAGAATTGATTGTATTCACCCGTTGGCACGACGACGATTTGATAGGGCGCATTGAAAAGAGCGGCGAAACGATTATTGATGTTAAGTGTTGGGCGGATTTGGAGGACGTAACGCCGGGGGCGTGGGTACGCATAAACTTTGAGGGACTGAAAACCGTGGAACCGACCGAGATAGACCCACGGGAACCGGGGGCGGCATTATGGGAAAGCCGACACAGTAAGCAAAAGTTGGAGGCGCAAAAGGCATTAGACCCGGTGCAATTTCAATGCCTGTATCAAGGCAACCCCGGTTCCGCCGAGGGTCGTTTGTACCAACCTTTCAAAACGTGGGTCGAAAAATCCGATTACGGAACGTACATTCGTTCCGGCGCATACATTGACGTTGCCGACGAGGGCGACGACCTGTTGTTTGCCGCAACGTATGACGTGTATAAGTCCGACAATATGTTTTTCAACGAGAAAACAAAGCGCATGGAGCCGATATTGTTTGCCCTTATTACAGATATGGAAATGACGGACGAAAACACGGACGTTACAACCGTAACCGTCCCGGCGATGATTAACCGTAACGGGACGCAAAAAGCGTGGGTTGAGAGCAACAACGGCGGTGCGGGTTATGAGAAAGTTATAAAAAAGAAAGTCCGGGCGATTACAGAGCCATTTTATCAAGGAGGCAACAAGGAAAGCCGGATAATAACAGCGTCCGCAATGGTTAATCAACATATAATTATGCCGTTCGGTTGGGAAACCCGGTACAAAGCCGTTTACGACCATGTAACCGGATTTTTGCGTAATTTCGGAGCCAACACGCACGACGACCCGGAGGACGGATTGACCGGGATATATGAAAAGGAGATTGCGGACGGCAATATACAGCCATACGCACACGCAAACCGAGGCGTAAGACGACGCAATTAGCAATATTTTTGAGATATACAAGATTATCAGGGAAAAAGTTTATAACTTTGTAACCGAAACAAGGGGGCAAAGGGACAGCCCCGGAGAAAGTAACAATATTTTTAACGTTAAAAACAAAGGAGTATGATTTGTAAATGTCCAGCGGCGGCGTCGTTGCCCGATGTACCCGCAATTACGTGTTCGGAGAGTTTCGGACAGGTTCAGAAAGTGGCTTTTCAACGTCTTATGAAAGACGACGGAAGCAAAAACAGTTTTACGAGTGAAAAAGCGATTACGGCGTTAGCGTCGTGGACGCCCCTGTTATCGGCGGCGGATAGCACGAAAGTAGTTATTTCGCCGTATATCCAAGCCCCGACAGCCGAGGCGGGAGCCGCCCGCACCTTTGGAGGCGGAAACGAAACGTTGGGAGGCGTCGAAGAAATTATTGGACGTGAACCAACCCCGTTTACCGGAGTTATCCGCAAAGCCCCGCAGGAGGTTATCAAGGCATTAAAGGAAATGCAATGCGAAAGTTGGGGCGACAATTTGGGTATCTTCATTTTCGACGAAAACGGCGCAATCGGCGCAATCAAGGGGGGTACCGACGGTACATATTACCCGATACCGATACGTTCGTTGTTTATCGGCGATAAGACGTTGGGCGGATTGGAAGCCCCGGACAGCAACGCAATACAATGGTCGTTTTTGCCGAATTGGTCGGACGATTTGGCGATTGTTGCCCCGGCGTTTAACCCGCTTACGGATTTGAAACCCGCACAAGAGTAATGACGGCGAAAGTTACAAAGGTCGTGTTGGAGTGTCCGACCCTAAACACGACCGAAGAATTTGAGATTAACCACGCCGAACGCCTGTTGCGGATGCCTAACAATGGCGGTTGGCAGTTGCCCGAAAAAACACCTTTTGAATTTAGCAAAGAAAATGGGATTAGATATAAAACGCATACGAAAGGAAATAACGGAACCGAGGAAAAAGGCGACGATAAATAAAGCGGTCATACACCAAAACCGCATTAAATTTCACGCCCAAACCAACGTAACGCCCTTAATGTGTTTACCCACGACCGATTTTTTGGCATGGGTTCAAAATCTTATCCCGCACGATAAATTCAAAATCTTCAAAACATTGTTCCGTTACCCCGTTCGCACCAACGAGGTAACGGACGTTTGTTTTAAGAAATTAAGCCGTATTTTCGACGGTCGTAACCCGGCGTTCAATTACCAATTCCAAAACACGGAACAACGGGACGATTGGGAGTATTACCGCCAAGATGTATTAAAGGAGCCGGAAATTTGGAGTACGAAAGGTTGGGAGTTTTTCAAGACGGAAATAAACAGCGTTTTAATAGTTGATTTGCCCGCCGAGCAAAACCCCGCCGACCGATACCCGACCCCGTATTTTTATTGGCTACCTATCGAAAGCGTTATAACCTTTGAGGCAAACCGGACAACCGGGGTTATGGATTGGATAATTTTCCGCCAACCCGATAAACGTATTGCAGTTATTGACGATGAACGATACAGAGTGTTTGCAGAGGACGACGGCGGCAACATAGGCGAATTATTGGTTGATAACCCACACGATTTGCGCTATTGCCCCGCCCGTTTCTTTTGGGATGAGCCAATGAATTTGCGAGAACCGGACGTTAAGCAATCCCCGCTAACAAATGAATTGGAGGCGTTGGATTGGTTTTTGTTTTTCCATATATCAAAGCGGCATTTGGATATGTACGGGTCGTACCCGATATATTCCGGTTACGAACAATCGTGCGACTTTACAAACGCCGAAAACGGCGATTATTGCGACGGTGGATTTTTGAAAGACAAACAAGGGTATTACAGGTTAGACCAAGCCGGGTTATTGATGCGTTGCCCCAAGTGCGGCGACAAACGGATTACCGGGGCGGGTTCCTTTGTTGAAATACCGATACCGGACGGGGACAAACAACCCGATTTGCGGAACCCGGTACAAATGTTGACCGTTGACCGTTCAAGTTTGGATTACAACGTTGAGGAAGAAAAGCGATTGCGGGAAAACATTATTACCGCAATTGTCGGACAAAACGAGGAAGTAACCCAACGGGAGGCATTCAACGAACAACAGGTTAAAGCCGCATTTGAGAGCCAAAGCACGGTATTAAACCGAGTGAAAAAAGGCTTTGAAGCCGCCCAACAGTTCGTCGATGAAACGGTTTGCCGATTGCGATACGGCAATATGTTCGTATCTGCAAAAGTCAATTACGGCACGGAGTTCTATTTGTACGACGCAAGCGAGTTGCGGAACCGTTACAAGGTGGCAAAGGAAAGCGGCGCAAGTGAGGCAGAATTGGACGCCCTACAAAATCAGATTATCGAAACGGAGTACCGGAACAACCCAACCCAATTGCAACGTATGTTGATATTGGCAGAATTGGAGCCGTACCGCCATTTGACCCGGAACGAGGTATTGGATTTGTACGGGCGTAACTTAATCCCGGAGAATGAATTGCGTATAAAGTTGAATTTTGCTAACTTTGTCCGCAGGTTTGAACGGGAGAATACAAACATTTTGGAGTTTGGAACGCAAATACCATTCGACCAAAAGATTTCAGTAATAACAAGTAAATTTAATGATTACGCAAATGAACACAATGTTAAGTAGTTATATTTGGAAATTTAATAAATAAATTAAAGTTATGAGAGTAAAAGTAAACGATGGTAAAACAAAGGACGTCGCAATTACGGACGTCACCCCCGAAAACTACATTGTACCGAGCAACGAACAACATTTGTATCATTGCATTATTGAGGTACGCAAGTTTGACAGCGAAACGGGCAAACGCTTATCCGTTCCCCGTATACAAAAGTTCGGCAAAAAGTCCTTTGAAAACGGCATTTTGGACGCACTGAAAAAACAGGGTTACACGATTACCGTATTGAACGACCCCAACGAGTACGTCAAGGCGCAAGCCGAGGAAAAAGCGGCACGAACCGCCGCACAGCGGAAAGCCGCCGAGGAAAAAGCCGCCGCCGATGCACAGGCAAAGGCAGAAGCCGAGGCGAAAGCCAAAGCCGAGGAAAAAGAGGCGTTAAAGGCTGAAATTTTGGAGGAATTGAAAGCGGCGGGATTTATCCCGGCGGAACCAGCCAAAGGAAACCAAAGCCGAGGAAAAACCAGGAGCGAAAAAGTAACAGAGTATTAAACAATTAAAAAATACGATTATGGCACAGATTGCACAGCAGGACAATTTGGTTATTGAAGTAACAACAACCGCCGCCGCATTGGATGGCGCAACAAAGAAAAAGTTGATTGAATGTATTGAGGGCGGAACAATTACCGACGTAATTTTGGTAACAACAGAGGTTGCAAAGAAAATCAGCCATGCGCGTGTTGTTAGTTGGTTGGTTGACACAACCGGGGATTCGCCAAAATACACAATTCATATTATTAACGCAAACAGCGGAGCAGTAGCAGCAATCGCACTTAATTAATTCAAAGGGAAAGAATTATGTTAACGAGAGAAATTTTAGTTGCAAATGCGGCATTAGCCGGATTAACCGACGAACAAATTGCGGCAATTACAACATTGTCCGCCAACGACGAAAATAGCGTTATTGCCAAAAAGACGGGCGAAATTTACGGCGGATTGGATGCCGATATTTTGGCGGCGTCCGGTATCGCAAAGAACGGAACCGAAAAGACGTTTGATTACGCAAAACGTGTGGTCGCCGAGTTCAAAACCAAAGCGGAAAGCGCAAGCGCATTGCAAACCCAAATCGACAGTCTGACGAAAGAAAAGGCACGTTTGGAAAAGGCAATTGCCGACGGTGCGAGCGATGCGGAAACCGCAAAGGCTTTGAAACAGGCGAAAGCCGATTTAACGGCGGTAACAACGCAGTTTAACGACCTCAAAAGCAAGTACGATGAAGCCGAAAAGAAATTCCAAACGGAATTATTCGGCGTCCGTATCGAGGGCGCATTGCAGGCGGCAACCGCCGGGTTGAAATTCAAACCGGGATTGCCCGAAAGCGCAACAAAGGTTTTGTTGGCGCAAGCAATCGACAAAATCAAGGGTATGAACCCCGAATATATCGACGACGGCAAAGGCGGCAAAATCATTGCTTTTAAGGACGAAAGCGGCGCAATTATGCGTAACCCGAACAATCAGTTGAACCCGTACACCCCCGGCGACCTGTTGGCAAAGGAATTGGATACAATGGGTATTTTGGATAAGGTACGCCAAGCCGGAGGCGGCGGAACGGTTCCCCCGGGGGGCGGTTCCGGCGGTAGTGGCGGAACAACCATTGACGTAACGGGCGCAAAAACCCGTGTCGAGGCTTACGAAGCAATCGCCGCAAACCTTATGGCGCAGGGCTTAACGGTGGGTTCTGAAAAGTTCGACGCCGCAATGAAACAGGCATGGCAGGACAACAATATTGCCGCATTGCCGGAAAAGTAAACAATCACGGGTAAAGGGTAAACCCGCATTTAATAACAATTAAATTTTTAACATTATGTCATTAGTAGCAACAAGATTGCAGAATTGGCGGATTGAGAACCCGGAATTAGACCGTAATATGACCCGCCCGTGTGAGTATGGCGCATTGGATTTTTTCATTGAGCAAACCAACGCCCCGTCCTCAATCATTAACCCCAATTTGCGTGACCGTGCGTTTGCGTCTATTGGTAACACGGTACAAGTACCCGTTATCAATTACGACGGCGATGTACAGGTTAGCAATATCCGTTCGTGCGTTATCGCTGACGATGAAAATACGTCCGCATTGGTAACGGTTGTTTGGGCGACTTATGCCATTGGCTTTACAATGGTTCCCGCCGCCTACATGAACAACGAAATTTCCTATGAACACGACTTTTTGCGCAAAATGGAAAAGACGTGCCGGACTTTGGCGAACAAATTGGACGTCGGAGCCGTTGCCGCATTGGAGGCAAACAAAACGCAGGTGTTCAAAACGTTGCTTAATTACACGGAGTCGGGCAATGTGGTACAGGTTCCAACCCAAATGGCGACCGAGATTTTGGGCGATATTAACCCGATTATGCGGGCTAACTGTTACCCGGAATATATCCACATTATCGCCAACGCCGGGGTTGATAGCCTTATACGTAAACTTGCACAACACGGCGTTTACAACGACGTAAACAAGCGCATGGAGTACGACAATAAGGTTTTACATTACACGAACAACGTAACCGACGAAGCGGGCAAAATGGGAACCATGTTTGCCGTTGCTGACGGTAATGTTGGTATCCTTACACGTGTTGACCGTGAGGCATTGCGCCGCACCCGTGCGAATTTCCACGAATGGGACGTTGTACGTTTGCCGTACATTGATTTGCCCGTTGGTTCGCACTATTACACCGCCGTTGGCGACCAGTCCGCAATTATGGGCGACGCAACCGCCGATTTGACGTGCGCCGTTAAGGAGTATTTCGGATTTTCCGTTGACGTGGCGTATATGGTTGCTTACAACAGCAACCCGGATACCGTGGCAAACCCGATTATCAAAGCCGAGATTGCCGCCCGCAATCCGAACGAGCCGTTGGGTATGCCTGTATATGTAACCAACGCAGCGGAATTTCCCGCCGGAGGTGCCGGGGGCGAATAACGCCGGAGCATAACGAATTGTTAAACCGAGGGGACGGGGTGGTTATCCCCGCCCCCTTATTTATTTCAAACGCAGATGTACCGATTAGAAGAAATACAGGACGCATTATTGCACGTCGTCGGGTGGGAACAATCATACGACCCGGCAAAGGCGATAGACGACAATTTAACGCAGACGGAAAGCGGTTTGACGTTTCAAGGTGCGCACCCCCTTGTTACTTTGGATAATGTCCGGGCAATCGTCCCGGATGATTTCGTTTTTCAATATCCGGTTTGGAATATGATAAGGGAATACAAAGCCGGGGCAAAGGTTCGCCACAACGACAAAGTTTGGATTGCGGCACGGGACAACCAAAATGAGGAACCGACCGAAAGCGATTTTAACGACGATTACAACGACGATTACGGCAACCCATATTGGCAACCGTACAATTTCATTTCCGATTATTTAGAGCGGTTGACCCGTAACGGTATTGCGCAAATGGTACAAACATTCACGCAGATAAAGGGATTGGATAAGGAAACAAAGAACCTTTTGGAGCGGCGCACGTTCTTTGACGGTGCGGGACGTATCCGGGCGACGTTGCCGAATAATCATAAATTAGTCGGGTTTGAAATTGTCCCGGTTCGTTCTATGGGTGTAACAATGAAAATCGAGCAAATCGGGTTGCAAATGACGGGCGCAACCGGGGTTGTTCGTATGTATCTTTTCCATTCGTCCCAAATTGACCCGATAAAGACGTTTGATTTGAATTTTACGCAGACAAACGGCGGTTTTCAATGGTTCCCGTTGAAAGATTGTTATTTGCCGTATATCAGTACCGGAAACAACGCCGGGGGGTCGTGGTTCCTTTGTTACAACCAAAACGATTTGCCCGCCGGGATGCAGGCAATTAACATGACAAAGGATTGGAGCCGGGAGCCGTGCGGGACGTGTACGGGTTACGTTGATTTGGAGCGTTGGCGGGAAATAACCAAGTATTTACAGGTATCCCCGTTTATGATGAACGCCCCGGAAACATTCGACGAATACCCGGAGTTGTGGGATATTGCGTTGACGATGTACACCAATACGCAGAATTACGGGTTGAATTGCGAAATAACCGTTGGTTGCGACCTAACGGATTTTATCATTAAGGAAAGGCAGATTTTCCAAACGGTTATCCAACGACAGGTCGCCGCAATCATGTTGCGCACGTTGGCAATGAACCCCGATGTTAAGGTAAACCGGAACCAAGTAAACGCAAGCCGGATGGAAATTCTTTACGAGTTGGACGGCAACGTTGAGGGTCGCCCCGGCGGTTTGGGTTATGACCTTAAAAAAGCATACGAGGCGTTGCGGTTGGATACGCAGGGTATCGACCGTATTTGCCTTACTTGTAATAACCACGGCGTAAAATACCGGACAACGTAATATTATGGCGGGGTTAAAGTCAATACAGGATTTACGCAACCGGGTTGCCACGTTCAACAACGGGTTATCGTCCGGCGCATACATTCAACAAATTATTTGGGACAATGACGCCTATATAGTTGATATGAACGCCGAGGAACAATTGTTTGAACAGGGTATTAACCGTTTGGGCGTGGAAATTATGGATTACGCCCCGTATTCGCCGTTGACGATAGCCATAAAGGAGGAAAAGGGACAACCGACAAACCGGGTAACGTTACGGGATACCGGGGATTTTGAAGCGTCGTTTTTTTTGGAAGTCGGCGACAAACAATTTGAAATAAAGGCGTCGGATTTCAAAACGGAGGACTTAATAAAAAAGTACGGGCGGCAAATATTGGGATTGACGGACGAAAATATTGCGGCGTTGATTTGGCAATATATATTCCCGGACTTAATGAAGAAAGTAAAAAACGTATTATATGGCAATGAATAAGAGAACAACCCCTATAATTCCCAACCCGGTTTTAATAGACCGGGTTTTGGGGAACATACAAACCGGGTTAATGGATAACGTCGATTGGTTGGACGTCGCATTTGGGCGGGCGCAACGTATCGCAAAAGTGATACAGGGCAAACGCTATTATACCCCGAACGTATATGCGGGCGGGACGGAATGGAGAGGCAACAACGATTATATCGACGTTTCCCCGGATGCCAATATTGGCAATTTTTCGTTCTTTTGGATAGACGACCCGCAAACGGTCGGTTGGATTCCCAAGGAGCAAAGCGAGATTAAAGCCCCGTTTTCCCTTATTGTTTGGTTCGATTTGCGCAAGGTTTACCCCGGTCAACTCAACAACCGGAATACCGAGGCATTGAAGAACGAAATATTGACCGTCTTAAATGGCGGTTTTTGGCTGAAAGACGGGACGATTGTAATAAACCGGATTTATGAATTGGCGGAAAACGTGTACCGTGGGTTTACGTTGGACGAAATAGATAATCAATTTTTAATGCACCCGTTCGGCGGTTTTCGCTTTGAGGGCGTATTGTCAGTTAATCAACCTTGTAACATTTAACGATATGGTAACTTTCATTATTTGGGTTTTGGTCGTGGCAACCGTGGCGGCGTTCCTGTTGACCCTGTTAAAAAAGTGGGGCGTTATTGAGTACGTCCAAGTTCACGGCAACGACTTTTTTGTTAAGATGTTCAATTGCGGCTTTTGCTTATCATGGTGGGCGGGGGTCGTTTTGTCCGTTCTGTTTGCTATATGCACCGGGAACCCGGCATTGTTATTGGTTCCGTTTTGTTCAACAGTCATAACCCGCATACTCCTATGAAAACAACAAAGATAGGGGAACGGGCGGTTGTGTTGTACGATAGTATCGACGAATTGCCGATTTTGCGATTTCACGCATATAACAAAATGTTGCTTATCGACGCCGGGGTTGGGTCGGATTTGAACGATTGGGATGCGCATATTGAAAAGGCAATCCGGTTTATCCGAAAGGAAAAGCCGGATTTGGCGGAAAAGGAATTGGATAATTTGCGGCAAAACGTTTATTTCGTCCAATCCGCCATATCGCCAAAGTATTTGGCGTTTGCCTGTTTGGTTAAGTCCGTGGACGGAACGGAATACAACGATATGACGGCGGACGGTTTGCAAAAAGTATTGGATTTATTCGCCGATGCGCCGAACGCCGAGTTGACCGCCCAATTGGAAGCGGTCAAAAAAAAAATAGACGAAGAACTACAATTGTATTTTCCTAAACTATTCGACGACGCCACGATTAAAGAGTATTACGACCAATTGAAGCAACGCACGATGTTAATGTTGGAGGCGATAATACAGGGGGACGAAAGCGACAAACGGGAAGAAATAGACCGTATTACGACGTTGTTGTTGACTTATACAAAACCCAAATCGTTTAGCGGTTCGGATAGCGTGGAAATACAATACGACAAGCAATTTGAAAATATGTGTTTGATGTTGTCCCAACATTTGCACGTAAACCCAAAATCGTTTACCGTTTTGGAATATTACAACGCATTTGAATACATTAAGGAGCAAGCGAAAAAAGCAAGCAGGAAAAGCCCAAATAAGGCGATTTAAGGCGTTTTGTTTTTCAGACGATAAATTATACATTTGAGAAAAGAAAATTGATTGTAGGGAAAATTGCCCGCAAATAACAAAATAAATAGTCGGATATATGGCAGATAACAACAACCCAATTAAATATTCGGATTTGGTAAGCCCCGATAATTCGATTACGGATTTGATAAAGCAATTGGATGAACTTTCAGACGCATATACAAATGCGTTGAAAAATATTAGGGCGGAAGCAATTCAGTTGGCGGCGGTTCTGCAAAAAGTTTCCGGGGCAACCGAGGACGGCAGGAACACAACCAAGAAAGCCGCAGGCGATGCGGAACGTTTGGCACGTGCGCAACGTGATTTGGCGTTTGCGGAAAGTGAGAACGCAAAGAAGTTGGCGGAGTTGAAATTGGCACAGCAGGAAGCCAACCAAATAAACAAATTGATTGTAAAAATCAATCAGTCAGCTGAGGGCAGTTATAACAAGTTGTCGGCGCAATATTCGTTAAATAAAATCTATCTGAACAACATGACGAAAGCCGAGCGAGAAAATACCGAGGAGGGGCGCAAGTTGGTTGAGCAGACACGGGAAATATACGAAGAAATGAAGCGTTTGCAGGAGGCAACCGGGAAATATCAATTGAACGTTGGTAATTATACGGAGGCGTCCGACGCAATAATTTCGTATGGCGACAAATTAAAAGAAACGTTGGGGCTTAACAATTCATTTGGGGAGAGCCTTTTGGCGTTAGGTCGTGGAGGCTCAGAAAGCAAAGCAGTATTTACAGCAATAGGCGATGGCGCAAAGGCGTTGGGGAAAACTTTGTTGGGTTTACTTTCAAATCCCGTATTTTTGGCAATTGCCGGGATTGCGGCGGTTGGTGCGGCGTTCAAATGGTGGTACGATTACAACGCGGGCTTAGTTGAGGCAACAAGGTTGACGCAACAATTTACCGGTAAAAGCGGCGATGATTTGAAAGCGTTTAGAAACGAGGTGCAAGCCGTCGCAGATTCGTTCGGCGCAGATTTTCGGGAAACATTGATTGCAACAAACGCATTATCACAACAATTTGGTATTTCTGCAAATGAGGCATTGCAGTTGGTTAAGGATGGTTTTTTGTCCGGAGCCGATGCGAACGGGGAATTTTTAGACACGTTGAAAGAATACCCGGCATATTTTAAGGAGGCGGGAATATCAGCTGACCAATTTGTTGCCATTGTAGCCCAAACAAACAAAATGGGTATCTTTTCGGACAAAGGCGTTGATGCAATTAAGGAGGCAAATTTGCGTTTGCGTGAAATGACAACGGCGACGGCGGCGGCTTTGGACGGTATCGGTATTTCGTCGGAACAAGTTCAAAAAGATTTGCAGACCGGAACCAAAACAACGTTCGATGTTATACAAGACGTTTCCGCAAAATTGGCAGAATTGCCGGATAATGCGGCAACGGTCGGGACTGCAATTGCAGATATATTCGGGGGTCCCGGAGAGGACGCCGGATTGCAGTATTTGCGCACGTTGAAAGATATTTCAACAAACATGGATGAAGTAAAAGGGAAAGCCGGAGTTTTGGCGCAATTGCAGGAGGAACAATTGCAAAGCCAAATTGAGTTGCAAAACGCATTATCCGGGTTGTTTGACGCAACCGGAGGAAATTTTGAAACGTTGACAACGAAAGCAAAAGTTTTTGTTAACCAAGGATTGACGGCGATAATAAAAGGGGTTATTAATATTATCAACTACTTTATTGAGTTATACAATGAAAGTGTTTTGATACGTGCAATTTGGAATGGGATTGTTGCCGGATTCAAAACAACGTTTGATACGTTGGGAAATTTGTTTGGATTCTTTATTGATATTGTCAAAGCAACCGGAACCGTATTAAAGGGAGCGTTTACGTTAGATTTCGACGACGTAAAAAAAGGATTGGCAGATTATGCCGCAGCGTATGGAAATTTGGTTAAAGCCCAAGTTAAAGACATAACAGAAAATTTCCAAGAGGGTTTGGAGGGTATGCAAAAGAAAATAAAACCGTTAACAATCCCGGTTTCTGTTGGAGATACCCCGACGCCACAAACAGACAATAAGCCCGTAACGACACAGAACCCAACCGTAACGCCAAGGGGTAAAAGCGATGCGGAAAAGGCAGCAGAACAACAAGCAAAGCAAATTGAAGCGGCTTATAAAAAGAATTTGGAGGCAACCCGGAAATTGCAGGATGCACAATTGCAGTTGGAAACCGACGAATGGGCAAAGCGTCGGCAGCAAACGCAATATCAGTATTCCCGACAGATTGAGGATTTGCAACACCAATTACAGACCGAAAAGGATTTGAACGAAACCGGACGGCAGGCGATAAACGCAACAATTACGGCGTTAGAACAACAGCAGACAGAGGCGTTGTTGAAAATAGAGCAAGAACGGCAGTTGCAAGAATTGGCATTGCAGAAAGAAAGCATTGAATTACGTTTGCAAGCGGTTAAGCAGGGAAGCGAGCAGGAACGACAATTGCGTATGCAGTTGTTAGAGAATGAAAGACAAACAGCATTGTTGCAGAATGAGCAAAAGCCGACCGGACAACAGCAGGACGCCGGGGTAATTAATGCCGGATTTGACGTTAAGGAAAACGCAATTGCCGACGAATATTTGCAAGCGCAATTAATGATGTTCGACCAACAACAAATGTTGGCGCAATCTGAATTTGATTTATTAAGAAATTCAGAAGCCCGGAAAACCCAATTCCGTTTGCAGGCAGAAAAGGAACGTTTGCAAAAGGTATTACAATTGAACGAGCAAGCAGCCAATAAATTGTCAGATGTTGAAGTACAAACAATTCAAAACACAATAAAAAAGATTGACCAAGAAATTGAGCAGTCAAAAGGAGAGGAACGAGGAACCGACATTTACGGTTTGTTTGGGCTTAATTTGGACGACGACCAAAAAGATGCAATAAGTACGTCCGTATCCTTTGCGATGGAGCAATTACAGGTATTTTTAGATGCGAAATTGCAAGCCGCCGAAGCCGCCGTAAATGCCGCCGACAAAGAGGTTGAAAGCGCACAACGCACGTTGGACGCCGAAAGGGAAGCACGGGCGAACGGTTATGCCTCAAACGTGGTTATGGCGCAAAAGGAGTTGGATTTGGCAAAGCGGAACCAAGAAAAGGCGTTGAAAGAACAACAGAAAGCGCAAAAGGCACAACAGGCAATACAGACAATACAACAAATCGGAAACCTTGTAACGGCGTCCGCTTTGATTTGGTCGCAATTGGGGTTCCCGTTCGCAATCCCGGCAATCGCCGTTATGTGGGCTTCATTTGCCGCCGCCAAAATTAAAGCCGCACAAATGAGTAAAGCCGCCGAGGGTACGGAGAGTTACGGGGACGGTACGGTTGAATTGTTGGCGGGCGGTTCGCACCAATCCGGCAATGACGTTGATTTGGGAACCAAGCCGGACGGAACCCGGAGGCGTGCCGAGGGCGGCGAGTTTTTCGCCGTTATCAATAAACGCAATTCCCGCCGTTATCGCAAGTTGATACCGGACGTTATAAAGTCGCTTAATAACGGAACGTTTGCCCGTCGATACGGGAACGCATACGCCGGGGGCGACGGTATCGTTTTGAATGTAAACGGACAAAGCCCGGATATTAAGGAGTTGCAAAACGACGTCCGGGAAATTAAGGAACAAAACCGCCGCCGTTTCATTTCGGTATCAGACGGGACGGTTGAGTTGTACAAGAATTTAAGACGTAAATACAAAAACAATTGAGTATGAACCCGATTTATAGATTTATATTATATACGGATAGTTACAACCGATTTAACCAATCTTTGCCGGATTATCGGTTGGGCGTATTTATGAGTTTTGCGGGGTTTGTGGATAATGTTAATTACAATACGTCCGGGAAAATTTCAGTTACGCCCGGCGAACAATTGATTGTAAGTAACGTTTATACCGCCCGTTTCTTTGATGCTAACGACAATGCGTTGACGTATGAGGCAAATCAAAACCAACAAATGTATTTAACCGCCCCGACAAAAGCGGCGTATTTGCGTGTATGCGTTCATGTATCGTATTGGTCGGAGTTGACCGTTTACGAGATGCGGGAAACAAAACCCGTGTATAAGGACGATTTGGCAAAGGAGTACGAATTGGAAACCAACCAACGTTTTTACCGTGTTAAATTGTCCGGGAAAATATCGTTTATCCGACAGGATTACGATTATATCATGTCGCAAAACTTTGAAAGCCAATTTTATTTCCTTATGGGAAAATCCAACGACGGCGGGCGAACGTGGGACGATGAATATTACCGGGGTAAATTCTTTATGACGGATTGCGAGTTTGACGACGACAATAAGAAATGCACGGTACAACCCGACCCGTTGGACGATTATAACGACGTTTTGGCGGGATTGGAAAAAGAGTATAATTTGATAACGTTAGCCCCGGAAATCAACCGGGTATTATTCGACAAACGCCCCTTAATTCAAATATACATTCCGGGCGATAGTGTCGTTTCTTGTTTTTTGGGCGGCGATTATTGGGAACAAGACGCAAACGCAGTAAGCGACCGCAACGCATTGATAAATACGTATCATTTTGCTTTGTGTAATTTGCTAAAAGAAATAAACGTAACGGGGAGTTCCAACCCTAATGTAAACGGACTATATGTCGGGCGTATGAGTATAGGGGGAAATAATATGTTTACGGGAACATTATACCCAAACAATAACAATGGTTTTACAATTAGGGCGTCCCAAGAATATCAACCGCCATTTTTCGGCATTATAAACTATGAGATAGTGAGGACGTCCGATAATGTGGTTTTGTTTAGTTTTAGCCATAATAGTTTAGGTAATCAGCCGTGGGATAATGCCGAATTTGATTTTACCGCCGTTTCCGGTTCCGGTGCGTCGGGAACGCCACACGCAGAAATGACAACATATAACATATATGCCCGTTATTTGTGTGATGTTGAAAAGATAGACGATTTAAATACATATCCATTGCCGACGGATGACATTGTAGAAAACAACCGTAATTATCATAGGGCGATAGGTTATGCAATAGACGTCGGGTATATATCCAATAATTTTTCGGCGCAACCAACGGAATACGGATTGGCGGATAACGGACAATATTTTGCGCCGCCGTATTCCATTTGGGGACAAAAGTTTTTCCCAATTGCCCGGTCAACGTGGCGGTATGCGTCAATTTGGTTTGGCTTTGCTCTTTTTGATTGGATATTGGAAGAAAAAGCACGCAAACAATATACGTTACGGGATGCGTACCCGGTGGCGTCCTGTATATCGGTTTTGTTGAAACAATTTGCGCCGGGTATCAGCCACGAAGCGACGGCGGAATATAGCCAATTTTTATACGGCGCAACAAACCCGATTTCACACCAAAAATTTGAATTGTTGTTGACGCAAAAAACAAATGTGTTGGTTGGAGATTACGACCGCCCGGCGCAAAAAGCCCCAACCACATTGCAACAATTAACCAATATGTTACGGGATTGTTTCCGTTGTTTTTGGTATATAGAGGACGGCAAATTTAAGGTTGAGCATATATTGTGGTTCCGCAATGGCGGGTCGTATTCCGCCAATACCGGATTAACGGTTGATTTGACGACATTGTTAAACGTCCGTAATGGGAAAACGTGGGGGTTTGCCTCGTCGAAATGGTCGTTTGATAAAGTAGATATGGCGGAACGATACCAATTTGAATGGATGGACGATGTTACACAGCCTTTCGAGGGTAGCCCAATAAACATTTTAAGCAAGTTTGTAACGCCGGGAAAGATTGAGGAAATAACGGTATCAAATTTTACGTCTGACGTGGATTATATGATTTTGAACCCGTCGGCAATCAGTGAGGACGGGTTCGCACTATTTGCGGCGGTTCGTGATAGTAACAATAATTTAGTTTTGCCATATAGAACATTTTCCGCACAGGGCATCGATTTTGTATTGCAAAATTATATCCTTTCGTTTTACTACTTACAACCGACGTATTATGTATATGATTTACCCGCCCGACGGGTTGAAATAAACGGAAGTTCAATGAATGCGTACGGAGTGGAACGAAAGAAGAAACAAACGGTAACATACCCGTCCATTGACGACCCCGACCCGATGAAATTAGTAAAAACCGCCATTGGTAACGGGCAAATCAACAAGATTTCAATAACTTTGCATAGTCGAATGAATAAAGTAACGTTGATGTATGATACAGAATAATAATTTAAGCCCGTTACCGTGGTATTCAGATATTAAATATCAGAACGCCCGCAAATCGTATGCGTATGGCAATATTTACCCGTTGTTTTCGCAAGCCGGGTTTATTTTGCCGTTTCAGTTCGTTATAGATTATAACGCAAATACGAAAATATCAAACGTTACGTTGTTCGATAAGGACGGCAAACAGGTTGCGGATATAACGGACAATATGATTTCCGGCGGGTTGCGGGTTATGACCTTTCCAACGAACGGATACAACATTGTTTTTTATCCCGGACTTTTGCCGTTGGGAATAACCATGCAACAAGGCATATATTATTTACGCCTTAGAACGTCCGGTCGGTATTGGTATTCTGAAATGTTTACCGTTGTTGCGGGCAACATGGACGGTTATTTGCGTGTGCAATGGTGGGACGAAAGTAATTTGTATTACGAGGGCGGACACGTCGAATATAGCGACCAATATAAAAACGTCGTGTACCTTTGCGCCGAGTTAGGCAAACCGGAATACCAATTTGAAGAGGACGGCGAAAACCGGGACGGCTTTTTTTTCCCGGAAAAACAGTTGAGCGAAAAGACGTATAAATTTCAATTCCTTGCACCGGAATTTTTATGCGACGCAATGCGAATTATCCGGTTGTCCGACCATGCCGTTGTTACGTACAACGGTATATCGTATAATTGCGATACCTTTTTGATTACCCCAAAATGGCAAACGCAGGGAGATTTAGCAAGCGTTGAGGCAGAATTCGACACTAACACGGTAATAAAGAAAATAGGGCGGGGATATTTAGGGGCAAATATTGGCGATTTTAACAGCGATTACAATAATGATTTTAATAACGATTAAATTAATTAGTTATGGCGAATTATCAAGAATTAAAAGATGCAGTTGCAGCAGTCATAAGGACAAACGGCAACCAAGAAATTACGGGGCAGGTACTACAAAACACATTGCAAACAATTATTAGTACGATAGGTTCTAATAGAACGTTTGTAGGAATTGCAACACCGACAACAGCACCCGGAACGACGGATGCTAACGTTTTTTATTTAGCGGCAACACCGGGAGTTTATGCAAATTTTAATGGCGTAGAACTTAAAGAGAAAGCATTAATATTTTACAATGATGCTTCCGGTAATTGGCGAAACATGGTATTGTCAGTTCCAACAAGTCAGCAATTATACATGATTGGTGCCGAACAATCTTTTTATCAGAATAAAGCATTGGATAATGAAGATAGAGCAAGATGGATTAGCGCATTTAAAGATGTTAAGATTGTGTTTTCCGGGGCAAAGCCTTTAGATTATCCAAACACACAAATTGCGGTATCCCTTGTTCGTAGAAAAAGCACAACAGACCATGAGTTGCGTTTTAAGATTAAAGAAAATGGAAAATGGGAATATATTGGTTATCAACCTTTATGGGAGGATACAAACAGCCCTGAAAATCCTAATGGCGGAGCAACGCTGTATGAGAAAACATTTGGTTATGGTTCCGGGTTTATACATATTTCATGTTGGATTGATTGGAATATTTTTGGTGTAGGAAGTTCCATATTTGTAGATGGCGCATTTGATGCAGAGCCATATTATATATTATCGCAGGATAATATGTATTTGACAGATGTTAATGTGTTCGAACCGGAAAATGTGGATTTGGAGCCTTATCAAAAAAATGTATTTGGCAAGTCAGTAAAGACGTTTGTTCCGGATTGCTCTTTTAGCGCTGGTAATATTCTGAGAAATGTTATAGTGCTAACAACACCATATAAATTTTCGGACAGCTTGAATTTTTCTTTTGAGATAGGTTGGAAAACAGCGTCACCAGGTAAAGTTGGATATAAAACGTTGACGTTATCTTTTTGGGCAAGAAATAATAATACGTTTAATTATTATACACCATTTTATTTTTGGAGCGATAAAAGAATACTAACACCGGTTAGACTTTGCATAAATTCAGATGGCTGTATTTGTATAGCTATTGGAACAGATGGCGAAAGTTTATCTAATACAATAGGAACTAATTTGATTGTTTATGTTAAAAAGGTCGGAATTAATATGTCAGTGTCTCCAATTCCTAAATTAGAAGGTTGGAGTTTTAAACAATTGGATGAATTGACGCCGGATTATACGAACGTATTTTATGCGGAAAATGGAGTATATGAAGACAAAGAAAATGGATATATGGTAAAACCGTCGCCATTATCTATTGTGACGACATTTACACCATTGGTTGCATATTCGCTGGGTCCTAAACCAGGAGAGTATAAAATAAGAATAAATTTGCCAAGTCAATTTATTCCGAATATGAACGCAAGAATGAAAGCAACAATAAGAGTTGCAGACATTCAATACAGAGGTTTAGGATATTCAGAAGCAACAATTGAATTTTGGGGAAGAAAAAACGGCATACCACAGTACGGCGTTGTATATGCCGATGCACGTTTCCCATTTAGATTAAGAGCGGCATTGGATGGTAATAGGTATGCTATATTGTTAGACGGAAATTTTTCGTCAAATAGTGTTGTAACAATACCGGAATTTTCCATTTATTCAAACGTTAAAGTAACAGGAGATATAAGTTCAGATTTTCAGTTTGTACCATTTACAGAGGACGAATTGCCGGAATTTACGGGAGTATATGAACCCACCGTTTATAAAACAGCAACAACAGATTATGTTGATGATAGAATAAATAACATACAATCCGTAGTTCAGCCAATAAAGCCAAAAAGTTATGCGATTTTTGGTTCATCTAAATCTACAACCCGAAATGCTTATTCGGGATATTTACGTTATTTGGTTAAGGGTTTATTGACAGCAGCCAATTACACAGACATATTAAAAACTACCGGAGCGGTTCATAACCGTCCGTATAATGGAAAAGCATTTACAAATACGGCTGATGGTATAATAGGGAAAAAAATAAAAGACGTAGGCAGTACAATGGAGTTTTCTGTGTACGGTTCACACGTAAATATAATACAGCTAATTGAACGTACAACAGATTATGCCGAATTTGATATTTATGACAACGGGAAAAAAATAGGCACATACAACAATAGAAATAAAACAATGTTTGGTGAAAAAACACAAATATTTAATGGCGATGGTTCGCAAAAATCTTTTGTGTTGGATTTTTTGGATTGTTATAATTTTAATGTAATGGTAAATGGAGTTGTAAAAAATGTATCAAACAACCCGCAATTGACCGGGGGGGATTGTTATGCAGTCCGTACAATTATGACATTTGCGCCATATGATGACGGGCAGCCAAGACGTATTTTATATTTCCCGGAAGCCCCCGAAGCCGGTGCGGTAATAAATGTAACATATAGCGTAGGGCAAGTTATAGGTTTTATTCAATCCGATTACAGCGAAAGCGACAACGGTACAACCGAAAACGTAAATCCCGTATCAATTAGCAGCCTTACAGCAACAGCAACATACCGAAACGGGTATCCATTAAGCCCGGTTGTTAACAACCCGGATGCAGTTTTGCGTATTTCTTTTGATGGTTATGGTATGCACGTTGTTAAAATAGAAATAACCGGAGGGGAGAACCCATATTTTGATTTTGACTTTGCTTGCGCAGAAATAAATGATTTTATGAACGCAGCGTTTGGGGGTTATGATTTGCTGAGGGCAATTAGTGAAACCCAATGGCATGATTGGCGATGCGTGCGTTATTTGCCATATTTTGATAATTTGATATTAGAATACGGAACAAATGATGATAGATATGAGATTGACCGTGTATTAGTTCGTGAACAAACATTTGATTTGGAAGAATTGAAAGGCGTTAAAATGAAAGATGTTGTATATATAAATAATCAAGATAATATGTCTTTTGCTACCGGATTATGTACGGGGACAATACAAGAAATTACACCTTTTTCTATTAAGTCTGATGATATAAAAACGTCCGAAATAGAAGTTGGGGATTATATGAAAATAGGGGAATATCATAGCGATTGGCGTGAATTTACAATTCGGCGTGTAAAAACAGTTGATAAGGGAACCGGAATTGTTACATGGGATTTGCCATTTAGTGTAACAGAAATTTGGCATTATAGAAATTTATCCGAAATGATAGGAGCACAATTTTCGGTTAGAAGATTAGGGCAAGTGAAAAAGAATTACAAAACCTTATGCGACAAATTTAAGGTGTCAAACCCAAATGCAAAAATGCTTATAATTGGCATGAGTGCATTCAATAATAATGATTATTGTAGCGGTTGGGGGTATAATGAGGCGCAGCAGGATATTGCCAATGAATACAACGGCATATTTGTTAATATTTCAGATGAACAAATAAGATTCAATGACGGAGCATTAAGTAGTGAAAATTCAGTTGAGATAAACATTCCGTCAACCGGAGCAGCAGATTATGAAGTTGCCGGAGAAACGATAGGTAATGTTAATAGGGCAATGCGCATTATAGTTAATGGCAATGATGTAACCGGAATAGATGCGTATATAGAAAGAACTGATGGATGGTATATAAACAATGATGTAGAGCCGTCATTAATAAAGTTGGCAAAAGGTGATAATTGGGGCAAAGTGACTTTATTTTCAACCGATTATAACAGCAACCCAGCGGCAAAGCCCGTAAAAATACATTTTTACAACAATGTACCGTCGACTGATGATGAAATAAAACTTTTAGTAGGTGGTTATGGTTGGAGTGATGATGGAGTACACCAAACCGATAAAGGAAACCAAACTTATGGAAGTTGTATATTAAAAGCAATAACCCAATAAAATAAAAATTATGCAGGAAAGAAACATTATTAATGGAACAACCACGGTGTTAGTTTCGCCGTTTTTGGATTTTTACGGAAATCTGATACCGTTTTTGCTTTTAGCAATGGTTTTAATTTTCGTTGATTGCCGTTTTGGAGTGGCAGCAGCGAAAAAGAGAGGCGAACAAATCCGACCGTCCCGGAAATGGCGACGAGCAATAAACAAATTAGTTGATTACATTTGTTGGGTAACATTGGCGGGATTGTTCGGACAAACATTTGGTGCGATATTAGGAATACCCATTTTATCGGGCGTCTTGTTGTTGGTTGTATATGGTATTGAAATTTCGAGTTGCTTTAATAACTATTTTGAGGCAAAAGGAATAAACAAGAAAGTAAATGTATTTAAGTTGTTTAACCGCCCGGAGGTCGAAAAATGTATTGAGGACATACCGGACAAAGAAAAAGGAGGCAAAGAATGAAACCAATTGTTTTGTTGGATAACGGACACGGAAAGGATACAGCCGGAAAACGTTCCCCCGTTTGGGCGGACGGTTCGCAATTGTTTGAATACGAGTTTAACCGGGATATTGTACGCCGCATTGCGGAAAAGTTGGATTTATACGGCATACCATATCGTATATTAGTACCGGAGGAAAACGACATTTCGTTATCGGAGCGTGTAAAGCGGGCAAATCAAATCGCCAAAGATAACGACGGTAAGGTATATGTATTAAGCATACACGCAAACGCCGGGGGCGGTACGGGTTGGGAGGTTTACACGTCGCCCGGACAAACCCCCGCCGATGCAATCGCAACGGTATTTTTCGAGGAAGCGGGGCGGGAATTTTCCCCCGACGGTTGGCGTATGCGTTTCGATTATGCCGACGGCGACCCGGATAAGGAAGCGGCGTTTTATATACTCAAACACACGAGTTGCCCGGCAATTCTTACGGAAAACTTTTTCATGGATACGGAAAAAGATTGCCGTTTCATAATGAGCGACGACGGGCGGGAACGTATCGCCAATATGCACGTTGCCGCAATTAAAAGGGTATTGACGTTATGAAAAAGTATTTGATTTGGGCGGCAATCATTTTGGCGGTTGCCGCCGCCTTTTGGGCGCAACACGTCAAAATAAAGAGGTTGACCGAGGAACGGGACAAATACCGGAGCAACACCGAAATACTATTGCAGGACGTCAAGTTATACCAAACGAAAGACAGTTTGAACGCAATCAAAGTCGGGAATTTGGAGTTGTCATTGGCGGAATACAAAAAGTACCGGGCGGACGATTTGGCGTTGATAAAGACGTTGAAGGCAAAGAACCGGGATTTGGAACGGGTTACAACAACCCAAATGGAAACAATCAACGAATTGCGGGCAACCGTCCGGGATAGTGTTGTATATTTGCCCGGCGATACGGTTACGATCGTTTTACGATGCGTCGATATTGTCGAACCGTATTTTGAGTTGCATGGATGCGTCACGCCTGACGGACAATTTACCGGGACGTATATAAACCGGGATAGTCTGTTAATTGTTGAAACGGTGCAATACAAACGGTTTTGGGGGTTTCTTTGGAAAACCAAAAAGATAAAGAACCGGGAAATTGATGTTGTAAGCAAGAACCCGGCAACAAAAATATTGGGCGTTGAGTTCGTAACCATAGAAAAGTAACTTTTATTGTTCATAATACCGAGAAACGGGGATTGTAACCAAGCGTTGCAACCCCGTTTTTGTTTTTGCCCGTTTTTAGCCCCGTATTTCGATTATTTTGTTTGAATGGATAAAGTATTCACCACGGCAAATAAAGTGGCTTAAAATGAAAATTCGCCAAAAATAACTTTGCATACCGTGAATAAAGTAATTAAAAATATTCTTTTTATATTTGCACCGTCAAAAATGCAAAAATAAAGAATATGGAAATTTGGAAAGATGTAACCGGATATGAGGGTTTATATTTAGTTAGTTCATACGGGCGTGTTAAGTCTGTTAAAAGTGGGTTGATATTGAAGCCGACCCAAAAGAATTGCGGCGGATTGCAATTAAAGTTGAGTAAAAACGGAAAGTCGAAAGGTTTTCAAATTAGCCGATTAGTTGCAATTGCTTTTATCCCCAACCCGGAGGGCAAACCATGTGTTGACCATATCGACGGGGTGCGTTTTCATAATTTCGTTGAAAATTTGCGTTGGTGTACATACGACGAAAATATGAATTATGAATTAGCCATTGCCAACAAAACCACGGATAAAATACAGGGGTTAGGATACGACGGAAAAGTTGTTGTTGAGTTTGCCAACTATAAAGAGGCGGTAAAAAAGGGGTTTAATCGTTCATTGATAAAAAAGAGTATCGACACGGGAAAGCCATACAAAGGAATTTACTACAAATACCAAAAATAAAAGAAAATTTTTTTGGTAGTTAAAATAAAATGCCCTATCTTTGTGCCATGTTAATAAAACGACCGGGCGTTTTCCCGGAAAAATAAAAACCGAGAGTATGGATACATTAGAAACAGCAAAACAGACAAAAACGGCTTATTTCATTGAGTACGTTTACCCAATCGACGCATACGGCAAACAGTCGTTTTATTTTCAGTTGGTACGAACCAAAGATTGTGCGATATTGTACGCCAACGAGAACATAAACAACGTTTTTATTGCGTGTTGGAAAATGGATATACCGCATAAAGACGTAACGATTTGGTAATATAGTAGTAACCGCCGGGGGCAACCCCGGCATAAAAAAAGCGATAAAATGATTATCAAAAAATTAGAGTTGTCGAATTTCCAAGTAATTAAGGAGTTCAACGCAGATTTTGAGGGTAATGTATATTTCATTACCGGGGAAAATGAGTTGGGAAAATCCACGCTATTAAAGGCAATCGGGGCGTTATTGACCGGGAACCGGGACGCCGTGTTGCGCAATGGCGAGGACAAAGGGTTTGCCAAAATGGTTGTCGGCGACGACGGCGAGGAATACGACGTTGAATTGCGGTTTACCAAAGCCAACCCCCGTGGTACATTATCAATCAAACAGAAAACAACCGGGATGCGGTCGGATAACGTAAGTATGTTGCAAAAGGTTTTCGGATATACGGACTTTGACGCCGTGGAGTTTTCCCGGTGGTCTGAAACCGCCGAGGGTCGCCGAAAGCAAGTGCAATACGTCCGGGCATTGTTGCCGGAGAATGTGCAAAAACGTATTGCCGAGATTGACGCCGAGGTTATGACCGTTAAGGAGAAAAGAAAGGACGCCAACGCCGAGGTCAAGACGTACACGACCATTTGCGCCGCCGCCGAAAGGCAGTTGAAACCGGGCGACGTCAAAACGTATGCCGAGAAAATCGACATTGCCGATTTAATGGAGGAACAAAACGAGAACGCCCGGTTGATTGAGAAAGCAAAAACCGTGCGTACCGCATTGCAAACCCGGACGGAACAATTGGAGGCAATCCCCGGTCGTATCAAAGCCGCCGAGGAAACCAAGAATACAGAGATTGACGCCGCAATAAAGTATGAGGCGGAAGCCCAAGCCGAATACGACCGGATTGTTGCCGAGGCAAAAAAGGCGTTGGAAGCGGCAAAGAAAAAGAGCAAAGCGGATGCGAAAGCCGCCGCCGACAAATACAACGAAACATTTGCGCAAATCCAAACGGAAAAAGCCGATTACGAAACCCGTAAGAACAACGCCGCCGCATGGTTGGCAAAGTACGAGGAAAACAACCCGGAGAATTTGGATACAGCCGAACGCCTCAAAGCCGCCGAGGAACACAACAAAATAAATGCGTTGGTTGTGGACTATCTGACGAAGAAAAAGCAAAAGGACGCCGCCGAAAAGGTCGCCAAAACCCACGAAAAAAAGTTGTCGGATTTGCTCAAAGAGCGGGAAACCCTTATTGCGAAATCGGAATTGCCGATTGCCGGGTTGACGTTCACGGACGACGGGTTGGAGTTAAACGGCGTGCCGTTCGTCGCCGGGAAAGTGTCGGATAGTCAGATAATGGAGGTTGCCGCAAAATTGATTATCGCAAGCAATCCGACCGTTAAGGTATTCCGCATTGCGAGGGGCGAAAGTTTGGGCGCAAAACGTCTGCAATCCCTTATCGAATTAGCCCGGAAAGAAGGGTATCAAGGATTTATTGAGGAAGTCAAGCGAGGACAGGACGATTTAATTATTGAGGAATACACTGAAACCGAGTAATTAACCGGGGCGTCGGTTCCCCGGCGTCCCTTAAACAAAACAATATGGAAGTTAAAGAAATGACAATTGCGGACGTGTTGAAAACGCCGTTGTTTTTTGAGAATGTGAAACGCCAATTAACGAGCCTTTGGAACGACCGGGAGAAAGCCCGTAAGGATGCGACCCGGAATAATACGAGGTTGCGGGCGAACGTTATCGACCGTATGCACAATACCGGGCAGTGGGAACCGGGAAATTTCGTTATTCTTTTCGCAAAAGTGTTGGATAAGGTCGCAACCGGGTATTCGTCGAGCGAACGGGCGTTTATCCGTGCGGTTGGAATGACAGCGTTTAATATCACAATGCAAAAGTTAATCAACGATGAGAAAGCGAGAAATAACGGCAACGGGGACGATAGATAATAACGGCAGGTTGGCAATGTACATGGGCGAATTAAACGAATTTTTCAAGGGTTGGAAAGGTTCCCGGATAATTGCCCGGTTCATTGTTGCGCCGCACGGTTCGTCCGAGGCTTTGAAAGGCTATTATTTCAACTATGTTGTACCCACGTTCCGACACGCCATTTGGGAGGCGGGCGAACGTCTTACGGAGGAACAAACGGAACGGAGGTTGCGGGAGTTTTCCCCAATTATGTACGACGAGCGGGTCAACGAGGAAACCGGGAAATATTCCCACGAATTGCGCACCGTGGCGGAATTGTCAAACGCCGAGTTAATCGAGCATATCGAATTTTTAAAACAAGTTGCAAGTGAAGAATATTGTTTGTATATTGACGACCCCCGAACGTTGTAAGGTATGTTTTGCAAGTGTAACGGAAAGCGTAAGAATTACCCGTTGGCGGGTTGGCGGATTATTCGCCACGAATACACGCCAAAGCATTACAGCCGGATAAAGTGTTTGCG